ATGGCAAATTATGTCATTACAGATGGAACTCGATGGATTATGAGAGATAGGAAAGGGAAATATGTTCCTACCTCATGTGGTGCTATGGCTGATGTATATGGTAAAAAGCAGGCTGAATGTATCTTAAATAATTCGTTGACGAAAGCATTAAGAAACGTGTTTCATGTTGAAAAATACGATACAGAAGTTTCTAAAGAAGTTAAACCTGTAACGGATAATGAGATAAAAAATACGGAAAAGGTTTTGGTTTCAGAAAATATTCAGCGTTGGCTAGATAAAATATCAGATTTAAACGGATTGGCAAGTGACGCATTGCATAGAAAAGAAGAGTTAAACCAACAGTTGAGTAACATTGACAAAGAACTTTGCGATGTTCTTCATTACATAGAATTTTGTAACTTAAATGCTGCACAGGGATATAAGGCATACAAAATGATTAAAGAACGGAGAATAATAAGGAGAACAATAAAGAACGAATTAAATGTTCTCAATATTATTCTTGGGAAGAAAATATCCGAAACTGCTACAGATGAAATAAATAAATGCGTAGCTGGAATGGACAAGCGTACATATGAACCTAGAGTTCTTAAAGAATTATTTGATTTTTAAACAAGGAGTGATGAGATGACAAAGTTAAATGAGAAACAAATGGAAATTATTTATGACTATTGTAATAATAATATGAAAAAATTAAAGATGGTGTGCTATCCAATTATGATCAGAACGGGTGGAATTAGTGAAAAAGACCATGACGATATTTTTAGTTTGGCACAATTATTATTATACAAAGCTGTTGAGAAGTACGATGAAAATAATGCAAAAGGAGCATCTTTTAATACTTTTTTTTACAATATTTTAAGCAGAAGATTATATGCAACATATATTCGTGATAAAAACCGTAAATGCAGAAGTAATATGATAGAAGATGAAAATGGAAATATAGTATTTATTCCGGATTTTTCTCTTGATGCACCAACAGAAGAGTGTTTGAGTATGTTTGAGCGGATAAGTTCTTCTTATAGTTTAGAAGAAGAAGTCTTTAAAGAAGAGTATAGTAAAGAAATGAAAGAATACTTATCACGTCTCTCTAGGATTCAAAGAATAATACTTACATATTTAAGTGAAGGATACTTACCAAAGGAAATACAGGAAATGTTGCATATAAATGAAACTACATATAAAGATAATTATAAAGCGATTATGAATGAAAAGAATTTAAGAATCATTAGAACACTTTTAGGAGGTAGATAAGAATGAATGGATTTAGACCAGAAGCAACAACAGTAGGACAGTATGTAGATGATATGGAAAACGAAACAATTAAAAACGATCAGGCGGTTCAAAGAGATTTCTGTTGGAAAAACGAAAGCATCAACAATTTAATTTACAGTGCAGTTTCACAAAAAATTTGTATTCCAAGTTTAATTCTTGCAGAAGAAAATAAATCCGCTGTAACAATTACATATGTTGTAGATGGGGGTCATCGAGGCGAGGCTCTTAGAAGATTTAAATATAGTGGTTATAAAATAACTTCAACTATTCGTAATCCATTTGTTATATATAACAGAAAAAAACTTGATGAAAATGGAAAGATTATGCGTGATGAATACGGAGACATAATTTGGGAAACGATGGAGTTTGATTTAAGAAAGAAAACATATGATGATTTGCCACCAGAATTAAAGAGACAATTTAATAAATGTCCTTTAATGGCAACCATATATCAGGATTGTACTTCTGAAGACACATCTATGTTAGTAAATTTATATAACAATCATGTTGCTATGAATCCATCACAGAAAGCTCTTACATACATTGGAAAATTTGCAAACGAAATTAAGAGAATTAAGGATTCAAGTGTTTTTCTTAAAGATTCAACAGCACTTACAGAAAACGAAAAGCACAAAGGAATCTGGGAAAGAGTTATTAGTGAGTCTGTTATGGCGGTATTTTATTTAGATGAATGGAAAAAAGATCCTAAAAAAATGTGCGACTTTTTAAATAACAATTCATCAATAGATGAATTTAAGAAGATTGAAGAATACTTTAAACGTATTGCTCCATATTCGGACAAGATTGATAACAAGGAAGTTTCGGATTTATTCGTGTCAAAAGATATGGCAGTTTGGATGGTTGTTTTTGATAATTTTGCAAAATCCGGCTTAGATGATTCTAAATTTGGTGAATTTTTGAATGAATTTGTAACAAATATGAGAAACGTAGAAGTTGATGGGACAACATGGAATGATTTAGATATGGACAAGCACACAAAGGACAAGTCAGTGCTTGAATGTAAAATTAATCATATTACATATTTAATGAAAAATTATTTACATATTGAAGACAAAGACAACGAAGAAAACGAAGCAGAAATGGAGAATAATGTATTAGATGAATCCGCTGTTTCAATGGCATCAGAGAACGAGAAAAATGACGAAAATGACACTGTTTTGGCGTTTTGTAAAGAAAATGTATCAACTGATATAGAAGAGGAAGATGTTGAGTTATATGAAGCTATGCTTGACGATTGTGTAAGGATTGATACACCAATTTATAATATGTGTAAAAATGCATTAATTGGCTTAATTGGATTCTCAGTAAGAGAAAATAAAGATGAAGAATTTGAAGAATGGATTAAAAAGTATCAGGAAGATAAATCAAATTTCAGTCCTAGTCAAAAGATTAATTTTGCCTATATGAAGAATGATTTTAATAATTATTTAGTGCAGAGAAGAGGAGTTATAAATGGATAATGAAATGGAAAAGTTAATCGAAGCAATAAAAGAAGTATCTAATGTTGTAAATACAATAAAAGCAGAGCAATTAAGAAGAGTCGATAGACCAGAATATGACGAATGGTTCAATGAAAAGGAAGTAATGGATGATTATGTAGAGACTTATCAGCATGAAGATAAAATCTGGGATTTAATCAGAAGTCTTCCGTTAGAAAGTCAGGAATTATTTAAAAATAGATTTGATAATAGAAGCTGGTTCATGGATTCGCAAGATTGGATAGATTACGAATTGGATGAACTTCCTCATGAAAAATGCAAAGAATATGGTTTGTATTCGCCAAAAGATATAGAAGCCTACAATAATAAATTTACGACTTGTGAGTATGTTGCAAATATTGTTTGGAATGATAATTCAAAAGGTTCTTGGTGTCCTTTTGATGCAAGTGGAGATTATGGTCAGAAAATTGACGAATGTGGAAATTTGTCAGACGAATGTACAGATTGTAGATTTTATAAAAAGCGAGAAACACCGATTAAAGAAATCAAAGGTGAAGATCTTGGTCAATGGCAACATTATATGAGTGTAAAGCTACAAAAGGAAGAATTTAAAAAGAAGTTTGGTTAGGAGAATAAGTATGTATCCAGAATACGATGATTTTTATGAGCCAAGTGAAGGCGAAATGTTTTTTGATGAAATAAAAGAAAAGTTCAGAGAGATTTTACGTGAAGATGTAAACTCTGAAATCAACAGATTAACAAAAGAAAATGTAGAATTAAGGCAGAAAGTTAAAGAGTACAATGATAAAAATTTGGATCTTTCTTGCAGAGAAAGAGATTTACAGTACAAGATCGACAATTACAAACGAGAAGTAGAAAAAGACTTTTACAATAAAACAATGGAAGAAGTTTTTGAGAAACTTTTAGAAGCCTCAGAAGTGTGGTATGCAGAACGTGTTCCTCATAAGAAACCAAAATGTAATTTATGTAATGAGGAAAGAAAACTTATTGCAGTATATCCAAATGGTGAAACTGTAACCAAGGAGTGTGAATGTTCTCGACCAACATATATCTATGAGCCAGTTATTTCATTGAATAAGGAGATTAAATTTCATAAAGCATATAAACCAAAGTGTGGCGATAAAAAGAAAGTCTATTTTACTAAAAATCACGAGCCAAACAAGGATTATGCAGATGCGTATGATTATTACAGTGAATTCAGAATAGAAAATATTTTTGATGATTTTAATGATGATGTAATTGCATATCACAATGGTAAAAGATATGGAGAGAAAATCGCATTCAGAAGTAAAGAGGCTTGTCAGAAATATTGTGATTGGCTTAATAAGGAGAATAAGTAGATGGTAGACATTCAGTGTAAAGACGGAAAATATATTATTGACGCAAGGATTCATAGTGAAATTGATACAAATGATATTGCAAAAGTGCAGGAAAGATTTACTTCTGATTGTGCTTATGAGTTTGCAGAAGCCATGAGAGAAGCAGTAAATATTAGTCATGTTGTGATGAAAGAACAAAGGGAGAGCAAATTAGATGAATAATCCATTAAAAAAGATAAAATTTAAAATATTAAAATACTATACAACTGATGATGTTTTTAGAGAGACACAAAAGAAGTATGACGAAAAGATTAAAGGGTTGTCAGATAGGATTAATCAATTATCAAGAATAATTGAACATACTTCTGGAAATACCGTGAATTTTTATCTCGATTGGAATTGGGTAAATACATTTTATATGTTACCAGATAAAAAAGTATACACGTTATATATTTACAAAGGGGCAAGTGAGTCTCCAATTATTCTAAAAGAATTATCCGATGAATATGTTGATGAGAAATCATATGTGTTTGCATTAGAAGACAATATTGCACGTTTTGAAGTAACAGTTAAGCGTGAAAGTATGGATGTAAGATATGTGTTCTTAATTGATTATGAAAATAAAACATATATCGTTAAATCTAAAACTGAAATTGATCTTTCTAAGAGTAAGGAAAAAGAAGAACAAGAATCATAGATTTCTTGAGGATTTTTAGGAGGTAAATTATGGCTTATATAGAGAATATTGTAATAGGAAAACCAATAGCAGAACCGCAACAGATTTTTGCATCAGATGAAAATGATTGGAACAGAATTGAGCAGGAAAAGACTTATTATACCAGTGAAAGATTTCTTCCTAGAATTCTTGTGGAATTAGGCATTTATCCGTCAATCAGTGAGATTAGACGAAATAAGCCTAATCTTATGGTAAATTTAGATAATGTTGATTTTATTGATAACTTGAAAGTTAGTAGAAAACGAAGACTGTGGATTTTAGTAGGAGAATAATATGGCAGGATTTGTATCAAAGCAACCAAGCTGAGGATGTATTGGATAATTATTTAAATATGGTAGTGGACATGTATTATCCAAACAATATGACAAAAGAGGAATTTGATAAATTCCTTGAAGAATCGGGATATAGAAAAGGAGAATAAATCATATGAAGAAGAAAATTTTAGCGGTCGTATTAGGATTAATATTGTGTTTTGGAATGACTGGATGTGCGTCATGGGACAGAATGGTAACAGATATGAAAAGTGATGTAAATGGAGGTATGCAGAGAACAATTACTGTATATACGGCAGATGGTAAAGAACTTGCAACATATGAAGGAAAAATTGATATTGATACAAACAATGGTGGATATGTTAAGTTTGATTTTAACGGCAAGAGATATATGTATTATAACTGTTTTGTAGAAAGTATTGCGGATATTGATTAACGATGGATAAGAATCCGAAGTTTCTTTGAAAGTTAGGAGGTGAGATTTTTGCAGAATAAATATTCTAAAAAGCAATTAGAAGAATTATATAATTGCGATATTTTCAAAGATTCAGGCTTTGATGATAGTCACTTATTTTGGGTAGCGCAGGGATTACCATTTACAGAAGATGGTGATGATTGCTTGTTCGTACATGCAGATGGATGGGATCTGGATGAGTTACACGAAAATATCAGAGAAGCAATTAGAGAGCATTGCATCGTATTTGATGGAGAATAATAATGAAAGGAGCAAGAGATTTGCTGCAGCATTAAATCTGGATTTGCTCTGAGTAAGAAATGTTAGAGATTAACAAAATATACAACGAAGATTGCCTTGAAGGTATGAAAAAGATTGATGATAAATCAGTCGATTTTATCTTCACAGATCCACCTTATAATACGACTAATAATTCTTGGGAATGTGAAATGCCGTTAAATGATTATGTGAAGTTATCAGGTCAATATTTTTATGAAACAGATTTATTTAAGTTAGCTCAAGTAACAGATAGTAGTCTTGAATATACAAGAGATTGGTTTTATGAGAATAAAAAAGATGGTTTATGGACGCATTACAATCGAATTATCAAAGATAATGGTTGTATTGCATTATGGGCACAGTCGCCATTTGATAAGAGACTCGCTTGTAGTAATGAAAAATTGTATCGCTACGAATGGATTATCGAAAAGACCAAAGCAACTGGTCATCTAAACGCTAAGAAAATGCCTATGAAGGCACACGAAAATGTCTTGATTTTCTATAAGAAACTCCCTACATATAATCCACAAATGACAGAAGGACATACACCTGTTCATTCTTATACAAAACATACGACAGATGGTAACTGTTATGGTGCTACAAAGACTGGCATTTCAGGTGGTGGTAGTACACAAAGATATCCAAGAGATGTTCTGCAATTCAAGTGGGATACTCAGAAAAGTAGCTTACATCAGTGCCAAAAACCTGTTGAAGCGTGTGAGTATTTTATTAAGACCTACACTGATCCAGGAGATTTAGTTCTTGATTCATGTGCAGGAAGTTGTACAACTGCAGTTGCAGCTTTGAATACAGGCAGAAATTATATATGTTTCGAGAAGGACAAGGATATTTTTGAGGTTGGAAGTAAGAGAGTAGCTGAGTATAAAGGAGATAAAAATGACTGAAATTGAAGCTATTAATGAGATGAATAAAATGCATCCAAAAACCTGCAAAATGGTGAATGGACGTTTATAGGGTGGATTTGATGACCACAAGAGTGACAAAGGTGTTGTTTTTGATATGGCAGTCCAAGCACTTGAAAAACAAATTCCAAAGAAAGTGAAAAATAGTGGAGAGAGAATTCCGTTTGAATGGTATTGTCCTACTTGCGGAGAACTATTGTGTGATGATGGCTATAAAGATACCGACATTAAATATTGTGATCAATGCGGTCAGGCATTAGATTGGGAAAATTAAGAGAATAAGAATAATGAAAGGAGACGAGGTTCGTGTACACAAAAAGGAATTCCTTACTCCAAGTAATTTATGAAATATATGGGTTCAAAGTCTCGAATAGTTGATAACATTTTACCGATTATTCAAGAAAGATTGCGAGATTATAATATCAAAACATACATAGAGCCATTTTGCGGTGGTTGTAATGTAATCGACAAAGTTCAGTGTGATACAAAAATCGCATCAGATAATCAAAAATATTTGATTGCATTGCTGAAGAATGTACAAGAAATTACTGAATTTCCAGATGAATTAACAAGGGAACATTATTCAGAAGTAAGGGAATGTTTTAACAAAGGATTAAATACATATCCTGATTGGTATATCGGTGCTATCGGCTTTCTTGGAAGTTATAATGGCAGATTTTATGATGGTGGATTTGCAAAAACAAATTATTCAAAGAGTAAAACAACTGACCATATCATAATAAGAAATTATTATAAAGAGGCAAAAGAAAATTTAATTGAACAAATTCCACGATTGCAGGATATTCAGTTCCAATGTGGAGATTATGAAGAGTTGTATACTGACAGGATAGACTGTTTATTCTACTGTGATATTCCATACAAAAACACGAAACAGTATGGATCAAGTAAGAGTTTTGATTATGACAGATTCTGGAATTGGGCTGAGAAGATGAGCGAAAAAAATATTGTCTTAGTCAGTGAGTATGAAGCTCCTTCTGGATGGGAATGTATTTGGCAACAGGAAGTCAAGAGAACGATTGACAATACAAAGCGAGTTAAAGCAGTAGAAAAGTTATTTGAAATAAGAGAATAAATAAGTAGAATGTGAAAACATTCTACACAAGTATTCCAAAAGATAAATCAATTGGATAGTGGCGTGGGTTTCGTCCATTGAACTTAAAACTTCAAAAATACCAAGTAAATTGCAGATACATATTTGAGGTTTTAGAACTATGTTAATTTATAAGGTTATAAACCTAATTGAAGATTTTTGCGATGATAGGTCTCGTTTTAGAACCATATTAATTTAAGGAGAACTTATGAAAGTAAGTAGAGTAGAGCAACATCGAATAAAGAAAAGTAAGAAAAATAATAAAGACGATAAATTGTTCAAAATTATAGATGATTTATGTTGGAAATCTAAAAACTTATATAATTATGGAAATTACATAATTCGGCAGGAATTTATAGAAACATCAAAACAAAAAGAACAAGGATTAATCGAGGATGCACACTGGATTCAATACAATGAATTGTTTCAACTATGTAAAACTTCCGACTGTTATAAGTGTATAGGAAGCAATGTAGGACAAGCTACTTTGAGAAAGTTAGATAAAAGTTGGAAGTCATTTTTTGTGGCAATTAAAGACTATTCAAAAAATCCTTCCAAATATTTAGGTAGACCAAAATTACCAAAATATCTTCCAAAAGAAGATGGACGATTTGAATTGGGAATTGATAATATCAAATTTAAAATTGTTGATGGATATATTTATTTTTCGTGGACACCTCTTAAAATCATGAATAATATTTTCAGAACAAAAATTCCAAATGATTCCAAATTAGTACAGCTTCGATTTGTTCCGAAAGGCAACGAATATATTATGGAAGTAGTTTACCAAATAGAAGTTCCTGAAACAAAGGATATAGAATCACAGAGCATTGCTGCAATTGATTTAGGTGTTGATAATTTGATGACCATCACAACAAATTGTGGTGTGAACCCAATTATAATAAATGGAAAACCATTGAAGTCAATTAATCAGTATTATAATAAGAAGATTTCAGAAATGAGATCTGCATTAAAGCTGAGAAATGATAGTGGTTGGTCAAACGAAATGCAGAGATTTACAACTAAAAGGAATAATCAAGTAGATGATTATATTCAAAAATCAACAAAGATGGTGATAGATTTTTGTAGAGGTAATAATATTGATACTTTAGTTTGTGGATATAACTCAGGATGGAAGCAAGAGACAAATATGGGCAAAAGGGTTAATCAGAAATTTGTATCTATTCCATATTTAAGTATTGTGCAAAGACTAGAATATAAATGCGAGAATGAAGGAATTAGATTTATTAAAACAAATGAAAGTTATACAAGTGGTACATCTTTTCTTGATGGTGAAGAACCAATTGAGAAAAATTACAACAAAGACAGAAGAATTCACAGAGGTTTGTTTCAGAGTGAGAAAGGAGAATATATTAATGCAGACGTAAATGGAAGTTATCAGATAATGAAGAAGGTATTCCCAAAGGCTTTTACTAATGGGATAGTGGATGCAGGTTCACATCCAGTAGTCGTAAATATACCACTACAAACGGCTAATGTTATTTAAAAAGCCGATGAATTTTTGGTTTCTTGGCTTGTCACTAAAACTATACAATATTCAGGACAAACAAGAGAATATAACAATGTAATTACAATTTAAGGAAAGGATAAGAGTACCATGGGTAAGCTGCGCAGCACTTAGGTACGAGTCATAGAAAATAAAACATTTAATCCATTGAATGTAAGTAGCAAATTTGCTATTTGTGGATTGCCAATAAGAGTAGATACATATAAAACGTGTAGTTTTGGATGTAAATATTGTTTTTCAAATTACAGAAAGATAATGGAGTTTGATAAACAGTTACAGGTAGGCAATATCAGATCAGTAGAAAGAAAACTTGATAAGATATTTAATAAAGGTGAAGTAAAACCTGAAAATTTCTTGGATGTATTAATATCAGAAGGATATGACTGGCATTGTGGTGGTATGAGTGACCCATTTCAGCCAGCAGAAAAGAAATTCCAAATAACAAAGCAATTACTTGATGCAACAAATAAATATGGAATACATATACTTTTTAGCACAAAATCAGATACAACATATGATTGTGATATAAGACCAGATTTACATACATTTCAATTATCTGTTACAAATGTTGATAATCGTACAGATATTGAGCCAAACGTCCCATCTATTGAAGAAAGATACGAATTCTATAAATCTTTAAAGGAACGAGGATTCAAAGTAGGCATTAGAATCCAACCGTTCATTCCTAAAATTTCCACATTAGATATAGTAGAAAAATTTAAAGATGCTGACCATTTCACAATCGAAGGTCTTAAACTTGTTCCGCAAAATAAGGAGCACAAAGAATATTTGCTTGAACTGACAGGGTTGAAATCATCAGATTTTACTCAAATGGGATTGCTGAATTTAAAGCCTGAGATACGACTTGAATTATATAAGCCTTTTATTAAGAAGTTATACGAGAATAATATTTCGTATAGTATTGCGGATAATGACCTACATCAGTTAGGTGCATCAAAATGCTGTTGCGGAGATGCTTTAATACACAAGAGTACAGATTTTAACAATACTGCAATGCTGCATAAATATGGAATTGATTATACAAAAGAACAGATAGATTTTGAAATTTTGAAATGTGGTGTTGATTGTTGTAAATGTAATCAGTTGTTCACATCAAATCGTCAAGAAGGCTGTGTGACAGTGCAAGATTTTTATGATAAGAGATTTGATAGAAAATCAAGTCCGTTTAGTCCAAAATTCTTGTATACAAGTGAAAATTAAAAATTTCAATCTCTGAAATGCCCTCAAATCAAGACTTTTAGAGATTGAAAAACCACAAGAAAACCACGTTTCCTTTAGCCATGAAAGTAGGTGAGAAATATGAGTAAAAAAGTACAATTAAATATAAAAGCAACTATTGATGAGAGATGGGTAAATGATTTTTGTTCTATGTTGAAATGGATGGAAGCTTGTGGGAACTTAGGACACTCTTCAGTTGTTGGATTTTATTCAGATGGAGATGGAGATTTTAGACCAAAATTTGAATTTGATAGAGAATATGAACAAACAAAGGGATATTGGGATAAAGAAAAGTTACCTAATATAGAGGTTATGTTTGATGCAGGGTAATCCAATTAAAGAAGCATTTTCTTTGAGTTTTTGAACAATAAAGAGAGAATATATACATAGAAAATAGAAAGAGAGGTACTGAAAATGTATTGTGCTTATATCACAACATTAAAAGGATTAAGAAAACATAGTAACGCTGATAGATTACAGTGTGTAGAAGTATTTGGACAGAATGTAATTGTAGATTTGAGTTATCAGGAAGGGCAGAAAGTAGTTTTCTTCCCATCTGACGGTCAGTTATCACTTGAATATGCAACAGATAATAACCTTATCAGAAAGAAAGACGAGAATGGAAACAACATTGGTGGTTATATGGATGCTGAGAAGAGAAATGTAACCGCTATTAGACTTAGAGGTGAGAAGTCAGAAGGACTTGTATTACCTGTTGAGACGCTTTCTAAGTATACAGATATTTCAAAATTAAAAGATGGTGATCAGATTACAGTTCTTGGTGGTCATGAGATTTGTCAGAAATATATTCCAAGAGGAAAGAATCGTTCAAGAGGTAATGGAAATAATTCAAATAAGAAAAATAAGTTTCAGAAAGAAACAGTATCATATCCATTTTTTGAGGAGCATAAAGATACGGCACAGCTTGCATATAATATGTCAGCATTTAAGCCAGGCGATACGATTTATATTACTCGCAAGCTCCACGGAACATCAGCTCGTACTATGAAGACTGTTAAGGTTACAAAGAAGAATAGTAAGCTGAGAAAGTTTTTACATATGCAGCCAAAGGTTATAAGAGAAGTTTCTGTTGTATCTGGTAGCAGAAGAGTTGTATTAAAGGATATGACAAAGAATGATGGATATTATTCTGATAATGGATTTAGAAAGAAGTACCACGATTTATTAAAAGACAAGCTTCCTGAAGGTGCTGAGATTTTCTATGAAATTGTCGGCTATGTAAATGAAACAACACCTATTATGGGTTCTGTGTCTAATAAAGGTGTTAAAGAAAAGGAATTTACAAAGAAGTTTGGCGACACTACGACATTCTCATATGGTTGTGAACCAGGTGAAAATGAGATGTATGTATATCGAATGACAATGACAACAGCAGATGGAACAGTTGTTGAAGTACCTTGGGAGACTGTAGAAGTATGGTGTGACAAGTTAGGTGTTAAGCATGTACCTGATTTAGAGAAGTTTATTTTTACTACACCAGAAGATTTGAAAGAAAGAGTAAATAAATATCTTAATGGTATGCCAGCAGATGAGATTGGTAAAACACATATTGCCGAAGGAGTGGTTGTTCGTATTGATAACAGAGCAACATTCACGGCTTATAAGGATAAAGTGTTTGAGTTTAAGGTAATTGAGGGGATTGCTAAAGATACATCTGATGTGCCTGATATGGAAGAAGCTGAAGAGTTATTCGAGGAGACTTTAAATGAATAAACCTACATTGTATATCATGTGTGGTTTGAGTGGTAGTGGTAAATCAACCATTGCCACTCAGATTGCCAATGAGAATCCAAATACAATAATCGTATCATCAGACGTAATTCGTGAAGAATTGACTGGTAATTACGAAAATCAAGAACATAATGAAGAAGTGTTTAAAATTTTTCACAATAGAATCCGCAAGAATTTGGAGGATAAAAAGAATGTAATTGCTGATGCGACTAATCTGACTATGAAATCTCGCAGAGCAATTATGATGAAAGTAAATGGTTTAAATGTTAGAAAAGTGTGTGTGATTATTCCAAAGCCATTTGAGCAGTGCAAAGAAGATAATCTACATAGAGAACATTCTGTATCTGACTTTGTGTTGGATAAGCAGATTAGAAAATTTCAGATTCCGTTCAAGGAAGAGGGTTTTGATGAAATTATTATTCATAAATTTCATAATGCTAATGCAATGACCACAGGTGAATTGATTGCTAAAATGAAAGATTTTGACCAGAAGAATCCTCATCATACTATGACTTTGGAAAATCATTGCTTTAATACATATGATTTATTTACAGAAAAAGGACATAAAGCTGAATACAATATGGGAGCAGTTCTTCATGATTATGGCAAATTATACTGTCAGACCATTGATGAAAATGGTATAGCTCATTATTATGACCACCCATCTGTCGGCTGTTATTTGGTTTTAGAGAGTTTAATGGAAGAGTTTAATAAGGTTGTATTAGATATATGTTTCCTCATCAATTACCATATGATGCCTTTTAGTTGGGATACTGATAAAGCAAAGCAGCGTTGGAAAGAAAGATTTGGAGAATATAAATATAAGATGCTTTTAGATTTTAACGAATGTGATAAAGCGAGGTAAATGTATGTGCAATTGTTGTGATTATGACTCACCAAACAATCAAATATATGTAGATCCATTAACTAATGAATATTATTTGGATATAGAAACATCTGAATGGGATGAGTATGATGATGGATTTGTTCATCAGAGAGAATATATTTCGTATTGTCCTTGGTGCGGAAGAAAATTAGGAGAATAACGATATGAAAGCATATTTAGTAGAACGACCAGCAATAGATTGGTGTCAAGATTATGCAATGGTAATTATTGCAAAAGATGAACGACATGCTGAAAGAAGAGCAAGACTTAGTTCAGACGATTTCAAGAAGTGCCAAGAGATTACTATTACAGAGATTGATATGAACAAAGAACAGTGTGTCTTAACAGTAAATACAGGTGTATAGGAGAATAGCACTATGAAGGGTAGATATAAAGATTGTGACATAAAAGTAGAACGAGATAGTTCAGGTTTCTTAACCTTTGCAGTGTTCGATAATGGATACGAAGTGACAAGTGGGTTTTCTGAAAGTAGTGATTCTGTAAGAGATTATTATAGGTATATGAAAAGTGTAGTAGATGACTATAAAGAACATCCAGAAGATTACGAATAGGAGAATAACATTATGAAGATTATAGCAGGTAATTATTTCGGTAAAAATATTCAGTTTGTGTGTAGATGCTGCAACTGTGTATATGAAGTTGAATCAAAGGACGATTGGAATGTTCAAATGGTATTTCCTAACTATTGTAGTTTTAAATATAAAGTTCCTGAATATGAAGTAGTTTGCCCTAACTGTGGTTATAGAGAGTATCTTGGTTGTGACCAAGATGACTTAATAGGAACTGAATCTGAAAACTTACATTGTCCTTGGATTCCATTATTGAAGAAGAGAGAAGATTGGAATAGACGATATAGGGTTGAGCCAATAAGAGAATAAGTAATTGTAAACAAAATAGAAAGGATACAACGTATGTATACAGAGCAGAACAGAGGGTTTACTGTGATAACAAATTTTGGATGTGATTGCCGTTGTAAATATTGTATTACAAAGCATCATCCAATTTTACAAAATGCGGTAACTGATAAAAATAGGATAGATTGGGAGTATTTAGAGAAGTGTATTTCTGAATCAAATGCACCTACTGTTAATTTATCAGGTGGTGGAGATCCATTTTATGATTGGCAGAATAATATTGATTTTTACAATCATGTGTATGAATTGGCTGCAAAATATGGAAAGAAGTTAGATATACATACTCGTATTCTTCCTACAGATATGGATTTGATTAAAAAGTTTAGAAAGATTGCTTTAAGCATTGAGTCTTATGATGCAAAAGCAATGGAACGATTGCAAGTCATGTTACCTGAGATTGAGAAAACCACTAAATTGAGAGTTATCAATGTACTAAATGAGAGAATGACTACAGAAGATTGCCTTGATTACATAAATAAGATGCACAATATTGGTGTTAAGCAGATTACGTTTAGACAGATGTTTGGTAATAAAAATGCATATCAGAACTTCTTAAAAATCAAAGATACCATCAATATTCCAGGTGTTATGTTCCTACCAGATGGTGAATATCATCATTACTATTTCACAACCAATAACAAGCTTTATCCATATTTCTTTGGTTATACAGAGAATGATAGAAAGGTGTGGATGAAGAAATATGAAGAAATTGAACAATATTGTGGTTGATCCATATCTTAATGATGATATGTGTATAGACCGCTTGGTTGAAAATTGGAAACTACACAATGGAATAATAATTGCATTTGATTTTGATAATACAATTTTTGATTACTATGACAAAGGATATAGGTATGACAAAGTTATTACTTTATTAAGAGAATGTAAAGATATGGGATGTACATTGATTCTCAGTACATGTTGTGACGAATCAAAATTTGAATTTATGGAGAATAAATGTATAGAGGTTGGAATTCATATTGATTACATAAATGAATCACCACCTTATATCCCTTTCACTGGCAATAAAATCTATTACAACATTATGTTGGATGATAGAGCTGGTTTAAGTGCAGCTTATAAAATCTTATATGAGACAAAGGAGAGAATTAAAAATGAAACATTTTGAATTAGTAAAAGAGTATGCATATCCAAGTGGTAGTGTTTATGTTCTTTATAACAAAGAAAAGAATTTTTATATTGAAACTACTTCTATGCAGGACGTAAATACAAAAGGAAAATCTCAAGAAATCATTGAAGAGGATATTGTAGAAGTAGTAAAAATCCTTAAAGACAATGGATTTAGTGTAGTGGATGAAGATATTGAAAGTGAGTATAAGAGATTTCACATCATGAAAGATAATGAACGTGAAAAGTATTCCAATAAGACTGTAAAGAGGAGTTGGACTAAGTGGTACTTAAATGAAATTAGGTTTACAGATATTAATGGCAAAGACGTAAGATGTAACTATCTTTATCGAACTAACGGAAAGAAAGTTCAGATTAGATGTGGAGCATTTAAAGCAGAAGCTACCTGTTGCAAAGATGATATTTTTGACTTTGAAAAAGGATTGGCACTTGCAAAAAGTCGTTTGATTGTAAAATATCTTGATAACCAAGTTAAGTCGATTGCAAAGGCGATGTGAGAGGAGAATAAATGGATAGCAAGAATATAATTTTCGATAAAGGTTCAAGAGCTAATTTAATTGAAAGTATTGTGCAGGATGCAATTCAAAATGCCTTGGAAAAAATTGATAAAAATTTAATTGCACACTTGGAATGTAGATATGCATGGCTAGGAGATTCTGATGAAGCGTACAATCCGTATACAAAAGAGAGAATAGATTTATGGAAAAATAGAAAAAGATATACTCTTCCAACAAATAACTGTACATATAAAACAGTGTATGATTTTATGGAGAATATTATCAAAGAAGAATTATATAACAGATCTTATGATGATGCCAATATGCCGATTGTGTATTTATCTGAATGTTATTTGTCAGGAACAGATATTATCGTAAAAATTGGTGTTACATTATTACAGAAAGGTGAAGACAAGAAGGCTGATGAATAACAATATATAGAAAAGTTAAAAAAATAGTACACTATATATAGTGGCTATATAAAATAAAACTACTATATATAGTAATAAAAATGACAAGAATTATCGGTTTCTTGTGAAGTTCAGAAAGGAGAATTATATTATGAAGAAATTATTTATTAGTCAACCAATGAGAGGTAAAACAGATGAGGAAATTTTGATAGAAAGAAACAGGGCAATAGAAGCAGCAAAAACAAAAATTGGAGAAGATGTAGAGGTTATTGATAGCTTTTTCAAAAACGCACCAGTTGATGCAAAACCGCTTTGGTATCTTGCAAAGTCTATTGAATTATTAGCAACGGCAGATATTGCATATTTTGTTGATGGATGGGATAAAATGCGTGGTTGCAAAATCGAATATGAGTGTGCAACAGAATATGATATTGAAACAATAGTTGAAGGTGAAACAGAGTGTCTATGGCGTTTTTATTGGGATTGTGGTAGACAGGGCGAAGTCGAAGGTATATTCAAGGCGACAAAAGAAGAAGTAGATAATGCGATTGGTAAGGACGTATATTTCGGAGAGATTCTTGGAAAACACAGTGAAGTATATGGAACGATTGAAAAGGGAGAAATCACATTAGAATCTGATGATCCATTAGTTGTAAAAAATGCTGTAGAAAGTGGCTATAATCCACTTGATTATTTAGAAGATCAGGATGAGTAATCAATAAAAGTCGCAGTAAATTTCGATTTCTTTTGGAGAATATTAAAGTGGAGGTAATTTAAAATGACATTAAAAGATACAGTAGAAATGATGAACAGTGATGATTACAAGGAGAGATTTAAAGCTGAGTATTATCAGTTGGAGATTCGAGTAAATGGATTGAAGAAGATGCTTGATAAATGGGATAATGGAGAATTAGATTTTACTCCTACTTGTCCAAGAAATACATACAATGATCAGTTTGAATATATGGTTAATTATATGACTGTATTAGCTGATAGAGCAAGTATGGAAGGCATTGAGCTGTAAAAATGTAAATTGAAATTCTTTTAAATCGAAAGAGAGAATATATAAGTGTAACAAGGCGACAAGCCTAAAATATAAAGTTTAAAAATCAAAGTTAAAAGGAGAGAACATTATGACAACAGAAAAGATGACAATTCACAAGGCACTTGCAGAGTTAAAAATCGTAGATGATAGAATTATTTCTGCAATCAATGGTGGTACTTATTGTGTAGCAAACAAGCATTCCAATGAAAAGATTAAGGGTGTACCAGTTAAGGAATATGAAGGCGTTATGCAGGGTTATTACGACAAGGCAACAGACCTTATTAAAAGAAGAAATGCAATCAAGAGAGCAGTTGTTTTATCAAATGCTACAACAAAGGTTTCTATTAATGGTATTGAATACACAGTAGCAGAAGCTATTGAGATGAAGAATCATGGGGTAGAGTTTGATGAGAAGATGTTAGCTGCATTAAAGAAGCAGTATGACAAGGCACAGGCTGAAATCCTTAAACAGAACGGTGATGACCTTGAAAAGAGAGCAGAACAATATGTAATTGGTATTTACGGTTCTAAGGAAGGCAAGACTAATACAGATGATTTTGAGAAGACAAAGAAAGATTTCATCAATGCAAATTCATATGAGTTGATTGATCCTATTAAGATTCTGGACAAGATTAATACATTAGAAGAGAGCATTGCATCTTTCAAAGCAGAAGTAGATGCTGCACTCAGCACATCAAATGCTGTAACAGAGATAGAAATTAACTATTAAAGAGAGAATAGTTAATTAGAAGTTATTCACTGTTTACCGAAAACTTTAAACTACAACTCATCAGTCTTTTGTAGATATAGACTTATGTAAAGCTGAAAAGAAATCTGCATAATAATAAAAAATATTACAAATTATTGAATTAATAAGAGATGATTAATTTATGTGATTTGTATAATTTCAACTTACTACAGTACATAATTCGGCAAGATAATGGTGAAACCATTGGCTGATATGTATAACATCAAATATGAAATTATACTCTAATTATCAGATTGCCTACGATAGTGATAGGTGTGTGCTGTAAAGTTTAAAGTTGTAAGGCTCAAATAACAACGTTCAGAAGTTCAAAGTTTAAATTATGAGTCAAAGTTAAAAGAGTAAATAGCAAAGTTGTAAAGATTTATCAAATCCTTGATATACAGTTTAGCATAGTTGTATTTGGCTATAAGCATCTGCAAGGCTGGTAAATGGTGAATAAATTTATATAAAACCTTGGGTGTTTTATGGAGTGTTTAAGCACTCCACTCTTCCAAGAGTGTGATTTGTATGTTACAGGAATATTTGAGAGTAATGAACTTGAATATTCCATTAAACATCCAAGTGAAAGGTAATCCCAAACGTTCACAAAACAATGGGATAGAGGCTACGGTTCTTAGCCGTTTATCAAATATTTTGATAATAAATGGTATTTTTAAAAGCCAATGAATCTGACATTTCTTAACCAAAATTGAAGACAAGGAGAAATAAAATGTGTTCTGATACAGTAATTGCTTTATTAAGCGTATTTGTAATATTGAGTATATTATTTGCAGGATTCTATATATGCTGCAAAGCGGATATAGAAAATATATCTATTCTCAATTCTATAAAGAATTTTGTTATTGATTTATTTAAAGATAGAAATATTCTAGGTAAATTTCTTTCAAGCGCTATATTTTTATTATCTATTCCAGGCATATTATTTGTGATTCTTTTAGCAATAGTTGATGTATTCATAAAGTTATTTATAAAAATATGGAAGTTAGGAAATAGATAAAATTTTATATAAATAAGAGAATATATAGTTGGAGGTGAAAAATAAATGAACTTACAGGAAAATGTAAATAAGTCACTAATGTTATTAAAGGTGGAACAGATGCATGATTTTAGAGGTTGGGCAAGAAAACTTCCTGCTTTTCACTTTGATAAAGAATGGGATGTGACGATTATTCCACCATTTGCAGGTGCGATTATCAGATTTGTAATTGATTATAACGGAAAGCATGTGTCAGTATATTTTGATGCATATTCAGAACTTGGATGGATGTATGATAATGATGAACAGCTAATTCCGTATTTTGAATATTATGATGGTGAAGATACACACAGATATTATCTTGATGAGTCAGAACAGATGATGAATGACATTAGAAATTTCTTGAATAATTAGTCTTAGCGATTCAGCTAATAATTTCCAATAAAATAAGAGAATAAAAGTAAGAGGTGAGAAATTATAGAATACGATTTTGAAGGAAAAGAAAATGCTATTACGGCAGAACATTTAAGAAATGGTCAAACTTGTAAAGTAGTTGGATTTGGTCAGTCGATGACACCAATACTTAAATCAGGTCAACCAGTAATTTGTAAGCCTGTGACAGAAGATACAGAGTTAAAAAAGAATGATATTGTACTCTGTAAGGTTAAAGGTAATTATTATTTACATAAAATTTCAGCAATCAAAAATGGTGTCAGTTACCAGATTTCAAATAATCATGGTCATGTCAATGGTACAATTACAAGAAGCAATATCTTTGGTATTGTTGTTGAAATTCTTTAAGACTCATTCGAGTCGCAATTTCCAATAAAACAAATAACTGAATAGAGAATATAAATATGGGTGGAATAACAGCATACCCTTGGGTTTGTATACTCAAAAATCACTGATTATACATAGATGTTTATATAAATTAACTTCTGTGTTCCGTCCTTTTTGGGCGTTTATATATAAGTTATCAAAAATTTTATTACATATTATAAGGAGGTATGGAATTGGAAGGCAATTATTTTAAAGAATTGTACGACATTGACGTGAGCAATAAAAAGAAATCCAAGAATGGGTTAAACTACCTTTCGTGGGCTGCATGTTGGAGCGAGGTAAAAAAGAAATTCCCCGATGCAACATTCAAAATCTATGAAGAGACAATTAACATTACTGAGACATCAGAAAGCAAAGAAGTTACGAAAGAGATTCGCCGTCCTTGGTTTGATGATGGCAAAACAGGTTGGGTAAAGACAGGAGTAACGATTTGTGGTATTGAACATATTGAAGAGTTACCGATTATGGATTTCAAAAACAAGTCAATTGTGGCAAGTAATATTACATCTGCTGATGCGAATAAGGCGGTTCAACGTTCATTAACAAAAGCGTGTGCTAGACATGGTCTTGGCTTATATATTTATGAGGGAGAGGATCTACCTGAAGAATCTAAAGAGTTAGAAAAGTTAAGATCTGAATGCTGGAAGTTATTCTGCGACAGAGCAAAGATTTCTGAAAATGCAAAAAATAAGGCAAACGAAGTATGCAAGGCTGCGGATCCAAGCGGCGATCCAAGAGTAATTGAAGATACAGAAGTATTAGCTAAACTCAAGAAAGAGTTAATGGGAATTAGAAAATAATAGAAAAGGAGATTAGAAAATATGGGATTTAGACAGGACGCAAGATTTGTAAAAGTATGGGAAGTAGAAAACAAAGGCAATTATCATGTTGTAAGTCTTAGTACTTCTAAAAAGAACAAGGAAACAGACAAGTATGAAACAGATTTTAGCAACAAATTTGTACGTTTTATAGGAACTGCTCATAATTTAGCTGCTGATTTAAAGGTGGGAGATGTAATCAAACTCGGTAGTTGTGAAGTTACAAACAAATATGATAAGGATAAGAACACTACATATACAAATTATCTTGTATATAGTTTTGAAAAAGAAGAAGGTAATTCAAATTCTAGTCAGTCAGAAGGTAAAAAAGATTATAGTTTTGTAGATGTTCCAGATGATTCACCTGAAGAACTTCCATTCAATTAATAATTTAGGAGAAAAAGTATGGCAGACAAGATGTATAAGTGTGCCTTTAAACATTGTCAGCATGAGTCCTGTGAAATACCGCAGGACGAGGCTGTCAAGGTTGGGACAAGATATATGCATAAGGATTGTGCAGAGAAAAGCGAATATATTAAAAAGACAAGAGATTTGTATTTTGAAAAAATTAGTAGCACTGTAGTAATGAAACAGTTGGTTAGTGTTCTCAACAATTTAGTAATAAAGAAAAATATCGATCCCAAATATCTTTATTTCGCAGTTGACTTTGCAATATCAAATAAGATCCCCATCAAAAGTCCATACGGACTACATTATTTAGTAGACAATAACAGAATTAAAGAATTATGGAATAAAAAACAATCTGATAAAATTGCAAAGCAGATACGAGAAGAAGCAGAAGATTCTATAAAATTAGTCTCTTCTACTAATAATTCTTTTAATTATTCTGTTGATAAAAATATTGGGTTTGGTGGGATATTTGGAGGTAAATAATTGGATTTAAGTGAAATTACAGACTATAAAGCCGAAGCCGGTATTGTATCTACTTTGATATATCATCCAGAATTTATTTTACATAGTAACTATCTTCATGAAAAATATTTTTATAATGTCGATAATGCCTGTATTTATTGGGCAATCAGAGAGTTATTCAACAAAAAAATCACAAACATTACAGCCTTAAACATTGAACAGATGCTTGATTCTAACAAGGCAGTTAAAAAGAAAATGCAAGAATATAATATGCCAAGCATTCAGGAATACGTTGATTTATGCTTCAACAGCAAGAGAGATACTGTAGAAGAATATCTTTTGCTCGTAAACAGAGTTGTTGCATTGTCGTTTAAAAGAGATTTTTATAAAAAGACAATGGAATGGCAGAAAATGTGTTACAACGATGAACTTGATTTAGATGATATGAGCAATGATGTCTATAAAGAATTAAATAATTTAACTACTCGATATGTGACCGATGGCGAAATCACTACTTTTGGTTCAAAAGTTAAAGATATTTGGAAAAAAATTAAGGAGAAAAAAGATAGAGGAGAATCATATGGTATCCCATCTTCTTTCCCTAGCGTCAACGAGTTCTTTACATATGAAGAAACAGAGCTAATTGTTGTAGAAGCAAGAATGAAAAAAGGTAAATCATGGTTGGCTATGATTGAGGCTTTACATAAAGCTATGAATGGAGTTCCAACTTTTGTTCAGGATAGTGAGATGAGTGATGAAAATTGGTATATAAGAGCTGTTTCCTATTTGAGTGGAATACCTGTTAACCATATTAAAAACGAGAAGTTGACAGAAGAGGAAGAGAAAAAAATTGATGCAACAAATAACTATTTAGAGAGCTTACCTTTGTTCCACAACTTTGATCCATATATCACAAAGGAGAGATTCTATTCTATCTGCGCCCAGAAAAAGATTGAAATGGGACTTAAATTTGTTGTTTGGGACTATATCAAATGTGATGATAGCATTTTAAATTCTGCTGAGAGAAGTGCATACATGGCAGGAATTGCAAACTGGCTAAAGAATATTATTGCTGGTGACTTGAAAATGTCAGTTCTTGCATTTGCTCAGTTGAACAGACAGAATGAAGTTGCAGAATCAGATGGCATCGAAAAATATTGTTCAGTTGCGGTTAAGTGGGAAGAAAAGACAAATGAAGAAATCATGAGAGATGGCAAGGACTGTGGAACTCATAAATTGACTGTCAAGCTAAATCGTCTTGGCAAACAACATATGGGAGAAGATGATTATATAGATATGATGTTTACGAGTAAAAAAGTAGGTATTATCGAAGCAAAGCAACATAAAAAACAAAATCCTTATCAGGATTAGGGCAAGGAGACAGAGAACGTATGATTTATGACGAAGAATATCTTGAAGAAATCAAGAACAACATAGATTTATTAGAATACATAGGGAATGATATTGAACTCAAAAGAAAGGGTAAAGACTATTTTGGGCATTGCCCTAAACATGTTGATTTAACACCATCGTTCTCTGTAAATCCTGAAAAGAACATTTTTTACTGTTTTTCTTGTGGACGAGGTTTTTCGATATTCGATTACCTTATGGAATACGAAGGATTATCTTTTGATGAAGCAGTTAAGAAAGCATCGAAACTATCTGGTATCGGTCTTGGGGCAATGTGCCAATCTCAAACAGTGATAGAAAATAGAAGAATAAAAAGAAGGAATCTTAATAATCAATCATACTGTTGTCAACACGAAATCCTATCGAAAGATGAATATTATAAATTTAAAGTTGGGAAAGTTCAAGAGTGGTTGGACGAAGGAATTAGACAAAGTGAGATAGATTTATTTGAAATAAGGATAGACGACAGAAGCAATAGAATCGTTTATCCAGTTTATGATGTTGACGGGAATTTTATCAATATCAAAGGAAGAACTAGATTTAAAGATTATAAAAAAATGGGGATATGTAAATATATAAATTACTATCCTGTCGGTACAGTAGATTATTTTCAAGGGCTAAATATAACAGAACCATATATAAAAAAATCCAAAGAAATAATTATATTTGAGAGTATCAAAAGTGTTATGAAACTGTTTGGGAATAGTGTAAAAAATTCGGTTTCTGCTGAAAAACATACTTTAACACCAGAACAAATAGCATGGATTATTAAATCTGACATTAAAGATATTGTATTAGCATACGATTCAGATGTTGACTATAAAGAAAAGTCTGTAAAAGAGAATATTAATATACTTAAAAGATTTGTAAATATTTACATCATACAAGATAAAGACAATTTATTAGGTGGTAAAGCGGGTAAAAATTCTCCAATAGACTTAGGCTTTGATGTATGGCAAAAATTATATGCTCAAAAGAAAAAGATTTTATAAAGGAGTGATTGATTGAGCGAGTATTCATCAGAAATTGACAAAATGACGTTTAGTTTTAGTAGATGTCATAGTTTTGAAAATTGCAAATATGAATGGTATCTTAATTATTTGTTGAGAGACTCAGAAGGCAATAGGATATACGAAAATGAACAGAATTTTTACGCTGCGTTTGGAAAGTTCTGTCACGAAATATTAGAAAAAATTCTTAAAGGTGAAATGAATGAATCTGAAGGATTTGAATTCTATAAGGAGCATTTTGAAGAAAATACATATGGCTTTGATGTTCCTGATTCAACAGTAGACAAGTATTTCTTTTATGGTTTTGATTATTTTCAAAACTTATCTTTTGAATGGTTAAAAGATTATGATGTTCTTGGAGTAGAAAAAGAGTGTAGATTTGAAGTTAGTGAAATTAAATTTATTGGTTATATTGATTTACTGATTCGTCACAAGATAACAGGAGATATTATAGTTATTGACCATAAATCAGGTGAATATCCATTAGGCAAAAGAGGAAGTGTATTAAAAAGAAAACAATCTGATTATGATGCATACAAGAAACAGTTGTATTTATATAGCACACAGGTCTACAACGAGTATGGTGTTTATCCTAAGAAGATTGTATGGAATTATTTCAGAGATTCAAAATGGTTAGAACTTCCGTTTGATTATGGAGAATATAAGAGTACAGAGAAATGGGTTTCTGAAATTGTTAGTGAAATACATAATGAAGAAAATTTTTGTCCACATATGGACTACTTCTATTGTGAGAATTTATGTGGTTTTAGAAACTCATGCGATTATAAAATGATGGGAAGTGAGTAAAACTGTTAATTGATGACGCATTAAAAGCACAGAAAAGATTAAAATTTGATTTTCCGTATGATGTAAGTACATGGATTAATAATATGGGAATGATGATGGAGAACTATCACAAGCATACGACATGGTCTGATTTGGTTCAAATTGATTCTACAACGTCAGTAGAAGATTTTATGAGACTTTCTGATAAGTATGGATGTAAATGCTACTTCTCAGGAGAACATGGGTATCCTGGCGAATGGTTGAAAATGTATGATATTTGCAAAAGCACGTTGGATGAAGATGCTAGAAAGAAAATGCAACTTAACAATCCAATAGCATTCCGATACTCTGCTGAAGTTTATTGGGTAAAAGATAAAGACAAGATTTTTTATGAAAAGTACACCGATAAAAAGGGAAAAGAACAGGTAAGAGAAAAGAAAGATAATGCAAATTGCCATATGGTATTGGTGGCTCGAAACTATAATGCCATTAGAAAGTTAAATTACATTATTTCTTGTGCTCATGTTGATGGGTTCTATTATAAACCAAGAATTGACTTAAAATTATTGTTTGAACTTGATAAAGATGATGTTTATATTACTTCTGCTTGTATCGCAGGATGGAAGTATGAAGATGCAGAAGAAGTTTGGCTGAAAATCTGGAAACATTTTGGAGATAGTTTTTTCTTGGAGTACCAAACACACAATTCAAAAGAACAAAAGGCATTAAACAAAAAAATCTATGAAATGTCTCAAAAATATGGGATTCAAACTATAATAGGATTAGATACTCATTACATAAGTAAAGATGATTGTGTTAAAAGAGATAATCTTTTAAAGAGAAAAGGTCTTCATTACGAAGAAGAAGATGGGTGGTATATGGATTTTCTGAATGGGAAAGAAGTATACCAAAGAATGATTAATCAGGCAGTTCTTCCATCAGAAGAAATTCTATATGCTATGATGAATACTCATGTTTTCATAAACGGTTGTCAGGATATGACTTATGACACAGGTTTCAAAATCCCTATCTTAGATAAATATAAAGATTATGATTATCAAAAACGTGCAGAAGTTTTGCGCAAAATCCTAGAAGATAAATATGAACAAGAAGATGAAGAACATCATACACCAGAACGTAAAGACGGTATGTTATATGAGTTTGGAGAAGTTAAAGACAGTGGTACTGTTGATTATTTCTTAGATAATAGCGCTTTGGTTGATTTGGCTATTTCAAAATATGGTGGTCAGCTAACGACAACATCAAGAGGAAGTGCTAGTTCATATTATTCAAGTAAGTTACTTGGATTCACAACTATGGATAGATTCGAGGCAGAAGTTCCTATTTATCCAGAACGTTTTATCACGAAAGAGAGAATCTTATCTTCACATCAGATGCCAGATATTGACTTCAATGTATCTTCTCAAGAACCATTTGTAAAAGCTGCTAGAGAATTATTTGGAGAACACGGTTGTTACCCTTTGCTTGCTGTAGGAACTTTGGGCGAAAAATCTGGATTCAAATTATATGCAGACATTAAAGGGATTGAGCCAAGTGTCGCAAATGATATTTCAAAAGCTATCGACCAATACAACGAAGCAATTAAACAAGCAGATGACGAAGAAGATAAGAAAGACATTCATATTGAAGACTATATCACCAATAAGGAATATTTGAAAATTTTCAATGATAGTAAATCATATCAGGGCATTATTGAACAGGCAAAAGTCCATGCTTGTTTTATAGAAGGACAATTAGTTCATACATCTAATGGATATAAAAGAATTGAGGATATAAATGTTGGCGATTTTGTATTAACTCATAATAACAATTTTTCACAAGTCATAAAAAAAATGAAAACGAAGACTGAAAAAATCGTTGAGTTGAAGATTACTGGCGAAAAAATTAAATGTACTCCAAACCATCCTTTTTATGCAAGGAAAAAAGATGGTGATCCTGAGTGGGTGGAAGCGGAGAATCTTACAAACGAGTATTATGTTGGTTATCCGATTGATAACAATTCTATTATTCCTACTTTTTATCAAGAATCGAAAACTTACAAAGACAGATATATTGATTTGAATGATGAAAATTTATGGTGGATTATCGGACGATATTTAGGGGATGGATGGTGTGAAAATCCAAGAAAGAATTATCATAAAGTTGTAATTTGTTGCTCTAAAAAATCAAATCAAGAACTTGATGAGATAATCAAGCATATACCTAGTTATTTGAAATATAAGGTTGAAACGGCTAGGACTACATATAAGATCAATTTTTATCATAAACCGCTGTTTGAATATTTACAGCAGTTTGGGAAATATGCTCATGGTAAAAAGATAACTTCGGATATAATGAACCTTCCAATAACTCATTTAAGGGCATTTTTAGATGGATACCTTGGAGCTGATGGGCATACTGATTATTCAAAAGGATATGGTATTACAACTTTCCGTACAGTAAGCGAGGAATTATGTTATGAGCTTCAATATTGTATTCACAAAGCATATCACGTTCCATGTACTATATCAATCGCAGAAGAAAAAGACGAGACAATAGAAGGAAGATTGGTTCATTCAAAAAGAAAATACACAGGAAGATTTTCTGTTGAGTGTAAAAATAGTATGAATTTTTATAAAGACGATACTATTTGGATTAGAGTAAGAGAAAATAAATTATTCGACCAATTATGCGATACTTATAATATGTCTGTCGTTGGAGATAATTCATATACTGTTGGGAATATTGCAGTTCATAATTGCGGTTTTATGCTTTTTAACGGAAATACAAGAGATAAGGATGTAGTTGGATATGGAGACATTAGATATGAAATTGGATTGATCAGATGTCATTCCGAGAGTACAGGGAAATCTACAATCGTTGCAAATATCGAAGGTGGAATGCTTGACTCGTATGGATATGTAAAGGACGATTTCTTAATTGTTGACGTTGTAGGAATCATTTATAAGCTATATCACAGTATTGGTAGAGAAGTTCCTACTGTAAGCGAACTAAGAAAGATGGTCTCTGATGATGAACTTACATGGAAGATGTACGCAATGGGAGCAACATGTAGTTTGAATCAGTGTGAAAAAGCTTCAACTACAAAGAAAGTTATGAAGTACAAGCCACAGAATATCAAAGAATTGGCAGCATTTATAGCCGGTATTCGACCAGGATTCAAGTCTCTTATCAATGGATTTCTTGACAGAATTGAATATTCGAATGGAGAAAAAGCTATTGACGAACTTTTGAAAGATTGCTTTCACTATATGTTATATCAAGAAGCAGTTATGAAAATTTTCTCTTGGCTTGGTATTCCTATGAAAGATAGTTATGACACGATTAAGAAAATCAGCAAGAAAAAACTCAAAGGAGAAGCTCTAAAACATGTAGAAGATACGCTAAGGCAACATTGGTCTGAAAACATTGGAAATCTTGATAATTTCGATCCTGTTTATAAAGTTATTAAAGACAGTGCGAGATATTCATTTAACGCCCCTCATGCTTTGGCAATGGCTAACGACTCATTGTACGAGGCTTGGATGAAAGCACATCATACATCAAAGTTCTATGAAGAAACCTTGAACCATTATCAAACTAAAGGTAATAAAAACAAAGTAAATGACCTCATAAAAGAGGCTAAGACGTTCTTTGGTTATTCAATGGCAAGTTATGAATATGGCAAGGATAACTCAAAGTTCACTGTAAATGATGAAACAAAGACAATATATCCAAATTTATCTAGTGTTAAAGGAATTGGAGAAAAGGCTGTATTGGATATGGTTAAGATTTCTGAACAAGGGATAGATAATTTTGTCGATATTTACAAGAGCATTAAAGGTACTAGTGTTAATTCAAGTGTTTTTGAGAAACTTGTAAAGATAGGATATTTCAAAAAATTTGGATCAATAAAGCAACTTCTTTCAATTATGAAAATTTATGATAATTGGAAAGGAAGCACAGGTAATGGTAAAAAAACTATTTCTAAAGCTGATATTTCAAAATTAGGGTTAGATGGTATTAATATAAGAAGATATGCAACAGACATAACAAAATCAGGTAAAGTCAGTGATAAGCAGTTTACAAATGTGGATTGGATTGGAATTGTAAAAGAACTTGCAAGTAACGTTCCTGATGAAGAGTTTGGAATATTACAACTTGTAAAATTTCAGTATGAGGTTTTGAATCATGTTGATTATGTTGATGAAAGTATTGAATGGAGATATGTTGTTGTGACAGATTTGAATACATCTTATTCTCCTAAATTTAACGCCTATAGTATTAGCAATGGTAAAATTGTCGAGATGAAAGTTCATAAAGCAAAACCAAAATTCGACAAAAATGTGATAAATAGTTTTAAAGAAATTCCGTTTGAAGACGGTGATATTCTATATATTAAAACCGTAAAAAAACAACCTAAGAAACAGAAAGTGAATGATGAATGGGTAATAATTCCAGACACTTTTGAATGGTGGGTTAAAGATTATATTAAAGTGACGTGAGGAACGTACATTTGAAAAGATATTACACAGATAAAGAGTATCGACAATTAATAAAAAATATGGTTATTCTTTGTGACACAAAAGATAAGCAAAATCAACATATTTTGGACGAGTTTAATAACCAGAAAATAGAATATAAACCAAAATCCCTTAAAACGGGTGATTATTCTTTTATGGTAAAAGCGTGTCCTGACCTTGGATTTCAATATGACACATATTTTATTGACGAACTCTGTATTGAAAGAAAAAATAGTTTAGATGAATTAGCAGGTAATCTTGCAAGTAAAACCGACAACAATAGAATTTTTAAAGAGTTAAATAGGATGATTAATATAGAAAGAGTTTATCTGTTAGTAGAGAATAATAAATTAGATGATATTTATGAACATAATTATCGTTCTGAATACAATCCAGATTCTTATATAAGGACGCTGTTAACTTGGCAAGCAAGAAATGATATGCATATTTATTTTGTCAAAAAAGAAAACATGGCAAGAACAATTTATGAGTTATGTAAAAACTGCCTTGATTCTAAAATATTGAAATGAGGTGATTATTATAGCAAGGTATTCAGTAATAAAGTATTTCGGACATTTTCGCTAACATTGGGAAATCGAGGCAGAATCAGAAGAAGATGCTTGGAATAGAGCAGAGAAAGACGGGCATAGGACATTTCAAGGAGTATATAGAGAGCCAATAGATATAGAATCTAAAGGATACGTAGTGAACTTAGATAAAAAGAGAAAAGAGAATTCACCTATTTCTACAGAGCAATATAATAAGTGGATGAGAGAAGCAATAGAAAAAGGAATGATTTGTAGGCCTGACGAATATGAACAGGCGTTAGGTTTACCGTTTCATGATGTGTGGTAAAGGAGAATATATAATATGAAGAATAATAAGGCTGTGATTTTTAATACTATTTTAGATACTTTTGAAAATGAAGATATTAAGGAACTTACAATTAAGATGATTGACGACATTCCTAATTATTTTTTCGATATTGGGGCATCAAGTACAGGCAAATATCATCCTCAATACGCATTAGGGGATTTAGGATTAGCTAGACATACGGTTGCTCTTTGTAAATTTATGAATCATATGTTTACGATTGAACAGAATAAAGTAAGATTTTCGTCAAGAGAAAGAGATTTATTGAGAATGGCAGGAATTATGCATGACAGTAGAAAGAGTGGCGAAACTGATAATAAATCAAGATATACGGTGTTTGACCATCCAATCTTAGCTGCTAATGCAATTAGAAAGTTCAAAGGTGTAGTTCCTTCTGTTGCCGATGATGAGATTGAGTTAGCTGCGAAAGCTTGTGAATGTCATATGGGAGAATGGAATACAGACAAGAGGAGTTCAGTTGTTCTTCCAAAACCTTCAGATAAATATGGAGAGTTGTTACATTTATGTGATTATCTTGCAAGTAGAAAGGATATTGAGGTGTTATTTGACAATATTCCTAATGCAAAACCAGAAGTAAAATTGGAAGATTATAAGTTCACTTTCGGTAAGTACAAAGGAAAGTTGATTACAGAAGTCGCCAAAGATCACAGAGATTATCTGGAATGGATGAAAGGTAATATGAATATGAAAGAACCACTAAAAACATTTGTAAGTGAATTATTAAAGTAGGTGATTATATAAAAATTTTAACAAGATTTTTAACAAGGAATCTTACTGAAATTCCTTTATTGTGGATTACGTTTAAGTTCACCCTTGTTTAAAAGATGATGAACATATTAAGAACACAATGCAAAACTTATGTGATTACATAAGAGACAATTATGATATGGAGAAGATGATATGAGTATGTCAATAGAAGAAGCAATTCGTATTTTAGATCCTGAAACATCAGCAGATGCTATCAAAGAAATTGAATATTATGCTGGCTTTAACAGAGATAAACCGATTGAGAAAGTCAATGAAGCTTGTGTAGTTGCTTGTGATGTAATGAGAGAATATAAAAACAGAAATCAAATCTTTGATGAAGTATCAAATGCTTTGACTGATTATTTCTCAGAACACGCACACGAAGTATGGGATAGAGTCTCAGCAAGAGACTTTATCTGTGACAATATTGAGGTGATTATTGAAAAACTGAAGTCGGAATGCCCATAAATAGGGCGTTTCAGAGACTCAAAAAGCCAAGGAAAGACGGATTTCAATCGTTTCATAACACAAGATATAGTGGTTATATAAACGTATAAATACTATATATAGTATATAAATAAAGGAGGGTGATACTACATATATGAAATTTTATGAATTATTAGAATATTGGGCATATATGCTTAGGTCAAAAGCATTATACCATGAATTAAAATACTATGTAAAGAAGAAACAGACACATATTAAAAGATTGCATCATTTTAATGGAAGAGGTATTGGTAAGACATATAATCTGATGAAAATTAGTGGAAAATATAAGATTCCTGTTGTTGTACCAACTATAACGATGGCGAATGAAGATTATATGCGTTTTACAAAATTTAATCCGATTATTTTCACACCAGAACAATTGAGAGGAATAATAAAACCGGGAGAAGTGATTTTAGTTGATGATAAAGATATATTAAATGAAAGTATTAAAACTGAATTGGATAAATATATACAAATTGGATTTTAACCACATAAATGAAAGGTAATGGAGCATGAATATAAAGAAAGTATCAGATAGTAAAAAAGATGAAAATAAAGATATTTATTATATGGTAGGTATAAATGGAGAAATTGCAACTCTGAGTTTACGAGATACAGTTATTGATAAAAGATTTTGTGGGAAAATTATTAAGACTACTGAGAAAAGTATAATTTTTGAATTAATTGATAGTAAAGCAAATGTAATTATTCCTATTGATTGGATAGAATATCTTGCACCTGTTAATGAAAATTGGAAAGAATTGCATGGGTTATGGTTGGAAAAAATAAAAAACTAAAAAGTAAAAACCGATGTAAAGCGCAGAAGATAAGGAGAATAATATAATATGAAAATTTTAGCTTTAACAATTTTATTTATTTTGATGTTTTTTAGGATTAAAGGTACACCAAGTGCATTAAGTAAAACATTGTGGCGAAAGAGAATGATTAAGCAGCTTGCAAAAAATAAAGAGAATAATAATGGAGAGCCACCGAGCGATACGTTGCAAGGAGCTTCAATATTGATTGTATTCTTTATGGAATTATTCTTAATTGTCTTTTACATAGTGTTAGGTAATAAAATTGGAACAACTGAATTTATTGTAATGTCTGCATTACAGGTATTCACTTGTTTATGGTCATTGGGTGTAAACCTGTCAGAAGTAAAAACAGCTTTTAGTTACAATATTGAAGATTTTAAGTTCCACAGATTCCAATTGCTTTTTAATGTGGTGTTGGATTATATCTATTATCCGTGGGCAATTTACATGTTATTGAAGTAACAAGAATCCATTATTTCATTGGGATTTAAAAAATAGGAGGAATAAATGGGAACAGTTATTATTACAAACGACACGACAAAAACACCAATTACAATGATTGGATTTTATGCAGGTATATGTTGGGGTGCTGATACATCTAATCAAGAAAAGAATTATAAGCGTGGCTTAAATTGTATTGAAAGTGTGCATGGGAGAACATGGGAGTTTCCAGATGTTTATGCAATTATTGACGGATATTCTGCAAAAGTTCTGAGGGAATGGTATACACATATAGGCTGTTTACCAACACGCTTACAAGGTTCAACACGTTATATTGATTATTCTAAAGGAGAAGGTTTTGAATATACAACTCCACCATCAGTAAAGAAAAAACAAGAAACCGAATTAGAATGGCACAGTTTTATGAGATATGTAAATTCAAAAATTCAATGGTTTATTGAAAACGAAATTCCTGTTGAAGACGCAACAATGTGTTTACCATTAGCGTATAGCAGTAATATGGTTGATAAACGTAATTTCAGAAACATAGTAGATATGACCGAACAAAGATCTTGTTCGAGGGCATATTGGGAATATAGAAATGAATTGATGAAAGATTATCTTGAAGCTTTAAGAGAATATTCTGATGAATGGAAAACATTGATTGATATGACGTGCAAACCTAAATGTGAAAAATTAGGATATTGTGAAGAAAAAAAGTCTTGTGGTAGAAAACCAAAGAGACAGTAAATGTTCATTTCTTAGGAGGTGATTAAAATAAGAAATCCAGAAAGAATAGATGAATTTACAACAGAATTAAATAGAATATGGAAAACATATTATCCACAGTGGCGTTTCGGACAATTTATGTCCAATTTTCTTGGGTTTGTTGGTGGAATTAAGAAAATAGACATTTTCTTTCCAGAAGAACCAGAAATGCTTGCGTATTTAAAAGAATATTGTGGAGAGGAGACAAATGGAAAAAGTAATTAAAATATTTAAAGATATACAAAGTACAAGCAGTTTAAACGATAAGAAAGCTATTATTGCAGCTAATAAAGATAACGAGTTGTTTAAAAAATGTTTAGTTTTCTTGCTCGATTCAAACATAGTAACAGGTATCAGCGATAAAAAATTGAATAAGTTTATTGGTATGTCAGGACATGAGTTAAGTACCTTTGAAGAAGTAATGAATTATTTAATAGATTTTAATTCAGGTAGCGATACAGATATTGGAACTGTACAATATTTCATCGAAAATCAACCAGAAGAATATCAAGAATTTTATAAACAGATGATTACAAAGAAATTCCGTTTAGGGTGCGATAAAAAGGTTGTAAATAGTGTAATTCCTAAACTAATACCAACGTTTGACGTAATGTTAGGAACACCAATAGAAAAATGCAAATTAAAGCCTAATGAGGCAATATCAATCAGTCAGAAATTAAATGGTTGTAGATGTGCTTTTATTGGAAATAAATGTATGACTCGACAAGGAAAAGAATACAAAGGATTAGACCATATTGTTAATGACCTAATAGATATGGGATATGAGAATATGTTTGTTGATGGCGAACTTCGATATAAAAATAAAGAAGGATTGTCTGATTCAGAATCATTTCAGGTAGGAACAGGGATAGCAATGAGTAAAGATGGGAATAAATCACAACTTAAACTTGTCGTATTTGACATTTTTCCATTGTCAGAATTTTGGACAGGTAGATCAAACTTATCCTATTTTGAAAGAAAACATACATATTTAAAACAGTTTGAAAACAATCTTAAAAATAATTTAACAGATAATCTTGAAATTGTACCAATTGTATATGCAGGAACTGACCATTCTAAAATTTGGAAATGGTTGGATTATGCAGAAGAACACGATTGGGAAGGATGCATGTTAAATCTTGATGCTCCTTATGAGTGTAAACGTGTAAAAACACTTATTAAAGTTAAAAAATTCTTTGATATTTCACTTAGAGTAGTGAATGTTGAAGAAGGAACAGGTCGCAATAAAGGTAAACTCGGTGCGATTGTATGTAAATATTTTGACAACACCGTGAACGTTGGAAGTGGATTTACAGATGAACAGCGTATTTATTATTGGGAACATAAAGACGAAATATTAAACAAAATAGTAGATGTTAAATATAAAGAAGTAACGACAGATAAGAAAACAGGTCTTAAAAGTCTTCAATTCCCAACATTTTCTTGTATCCGAAATTCTTCGGACAAAGCAATTCCAGATGATGAAAATTAAAAACTAAAAAGAGAATAATTAAAAGAGGTGACAAACGATTTCACAGCATAACAAAAGAATTATCTATGCAAAAGACTTAATTAAAGAATTAGAAAAATATCCAGATGCGTATGTATGTGTAGGTAAACTTGGTGACAATTATGGAAGATATGACCAAAGGGTACTTAATACATTTATGCGTGATGGCGAAACTTTAGTCTTAAACATAGAAAACTACAAAGAAAACAATTCGCTAAAATATTATTAGAAAGGGAGTGTAATTATTAAAGTTTGGAACAATTTAGGTTTGAAGGTAGGAATAGGAGTTATAGGAATATTTTTAATCTCGTTATTCATATCAAAAACTGAACTTGCAACAAAAAATATTGTAGCTGATGTCCCCACTTCCGTTGAGGAGACGGAGGTAATGACATATATAGAAGAAACAACAACTCAACAGAAAACTACAACAGTGACTCAACCATATAGAACTGGCTATATTAATGGTAACAATATATGCGTGAGAAAAAGACCGTCCAAGAGAGCAAAATCGAAAGAAAAAGTATTCTATGGCAAAAGAATACGCTATAAGAAAATAAATGCAAAATGGGCTAAGATAAAGGCTAAAAATGTTAAGGGATATATCCAAATTAAATACATTTCTAAGAAAGAAAAGAAGTCTATTATTCATAATACTATTCCTAATTATAAACTACATTCGTTCATGCCATACACATCTTTGAGTTCTTCAGTAAGTAATCAATATAAATTACAGAAAATTGCATATACAGGAATATATGGAATCCGTCAAGTAGATGGAAGATTTTGCATTGCTATGGGAAGTTACTACACCACCAGGATAGGAACATATATAGATTTAGAATTAAGTGATGGAACAGTTATACCTTGTATCTTGGGTGACTGTAAAGCAGATATACATACAGATTCTATGAATCAGAAAACAAGTGATGGCTCATTAATTGAGTTTATTGTTGATATGAATTATTTGCCACATAAAGTCAAAGTTATGGGTGATGTATCTTATGCTAATGATGGTTGGCAGAACAAAGTAACAAAAATAAAAATATATAAGAAAGTTGAGAAGTATTAATGATTGAAGTAAACGAAAAAACAAATAAGTATTTAGTTAATTTAAACGAAGTAATGAAATTAAAAGATTTTGTAGCAAAGATTACAAAATTTGATTTTGACGTTGACGCAAAAACAATCAATAGAGATGCGATATATGATGCTAAATCTATTATGGCTTTATTTGCATTAGATTTGTCAAAAGATATTGAGATTATTCCTCACACAAATGATGTAGATAAACTTAAAAATTTTGAAGAGACAATTAGAGAATATATAAGTAGAAACTAGAAAGTGAGGTAACATATGGAATTTATTATTGGAATTTGTGGGTTTATAGGTGGTTTGGTAGTGGGTGTGGCGTTATGTGCTTTATGCAATGCTGCCTCAAGCAGAGATGAATTAGATACATTCTTTCAGAATCATGAAGAAGATTAGGTGGTGAAATTATGATTATTCTATTAGGAAAATCAGCTAGTGGTAAAGATACTATTGTTAGAAATTTAGTAGAACAGCACGATTATAAACGTATTATTACGTGGACAACTAGACCAATGCGACCAGGCGAAAAAGAAGGCGTTACATATCATTACACGACAGAAGAAGATTTTAAAAAGAAAATTAATGAAGGATTCTTTGTGGAATGGAAAAAATATGAGACTGTCAAGGGTACTTGGTACTATGGAACTGCATTAGATGACATCATGAAGGCAAGGAACGATGATTATTCAGTCATTATTTTGACAAAAGATGGACTCGAAAAGCTGAATTCATTCTGTAGTCATTTAGTAGGCATAAATTTACTTTCTGTCTATTTAGATGTAGATACTAAGGTAATTAAACAGAGATTATTAAAACGTGGTGACGATAAGAAAGAAGCAGCTAGAAGAATTAAGTACGATAAAAAAGACTTCAAAGGTATTGAGAATATGGTTGATGTAGTTATTGAAAATAATCATAGAGATATTCAAGAAGTTGTGAATATGATACATAAAATGCACGTTACATATTTAGATAACTTGTCGAGGTGGATGAATGAAGAGGTTTAATATTTACCTTGCAGGTGCAATGCAAGGAATTAGTTTTGAGGAAAGTAACGTTTGGAGAAAAGAAATTACTACTATTTTAAATGCATACAGAAATGAAGTTAAATATGATGTAAATGTTATTAATCCAAATGATTACTACAACTTTAAAGAAATTACATACGATACTCAACGTGAAGTTATGGAATTTGATTTACATAAGGTTCGTAACGCAGATATGATAGTTGTTGATTTTAGAAATCCAAAATCATTAGGGACTATGGCAGAAATAGCAATTGCTTATGAATATAGAATACCAGTTATTGGATTAAACGAATCTGGAATTGGGTTGCATCCTTGGCAGATAGAAATGTGCAACAAAATATTTGCGGATAAAGATAAATTAGTCAATTATATAATTGATTACTATTTAAACTAGGAGGAATTTAATTTGAAGGTAATTAAAAGAGACTGTTCAGAAGTTGATTTTGACAAATCAAAAATTTCTACAGCGATTTTAAAAGCAATGAAAAACGGTTCAGGAATTATAAAACCTAAAATTGCTGAAGACATTGCATCTGAAATAGAAGAACAATGTAAAGAAAAAAGCGAGATAAGTATATTTGATATTGAATCAATAGTGTACGACAAACTTATTACTAAAAAACAGAGACTTACGGCAAAAGCTTACGAAGGATATAGAAGTATTCGTGAATTTCAGAGAGAAAACAATAATACAACGGATGAACAAATTTCAGAATTATTAGATGGTACAAGTGATTATTGGAATAATGAAAATTCCAATAAAAATGCTCGTTTATTAACAACTCAACGTGATTACATGGCAGGCATTATTAGTACAGATATTACAAGGAGATTCCTTTTGCCACCGGAAGTAGTACAAGCACATGATGATGGATTACTTCATTTTCATGATGCGGATTATTTTGGACAAAATGCAATAACGAATTGTAGCTTAATTAATTTGGAGGATATGTTACAAAATGGCACATGTATTAATAAAGTAAAAATTGATAAACCACATAGATTTATCACGGCTATGACCATTGCAACTCAAATAATTACAGCAGTTACGAGTAGTCAATATGGGGGAGCGAGCATAACTTTAACACATTTAGCTCCATTTGTTAGGGATAGTTACAATTCTTATTATAAAAAATATATTAAATGGGGATTTTCTGATGAAAGTTCTAAAAAATACGCAAGTATTGATACCAAAAAAGAAATTATTGATGGAGTACAGACATTTAATTATCAGTGCAATAGTATGACAACAACTAATGGACAGTCTCCATTTTTAAGTGTCTTTATGTATCTTGGAGAAACAGAAGAATATAAGAATGAACTTGCTATGATCATTGAAGAATTCCTCAACCAAAGAATTTTAGGAATGAAAAATGAAGTTGGCGTATATGTAACTCAGGCATTTCCAAAATTGCTTTATATTCTTGAAGAAGATAATATTACACCTAATTCAAAATATTGGTATTTGACAGAACTTGCAGCCAAATGTACTGCTAAACGTATGGTTCCTGATTATATATCTGAAAAGAAAATGAAAGAATTTAAAGAAAATAATTGTTTTCCTTGTATGGGATGCCGGAGTTTTCTTTCACCATATAAGGATGAAAATGGTAATTATAAATTTTATGGACGCTTCAATCAAGGCGTAGTAACTATTAATCTTGTAGATGTGGCTTTATCATCAGAAGGTGATTTTGATAAGTTTTGGCAATTAATGGAGCAAAGAACAGAACTTTGCCACAAAGCACTAAAATGTAGACATGAGAGACTTGAAGGAACTTTATCAGATGTTGCACCTATTTTATGGCAGGACGGAGCATTTGCTAGACTTAAAAAGGGTGAGAAAATTGATAAATTACTTCATGGTGGATATTCGAGCATTTCACTTGGATATGCTGGACTTTACGAATGTGTAAAGTATATGACAGGAAAATCTCATACAGATCATTCTATTGGACATGATTTTGGGATTAAAGTAATGGAGTTCTTAAATAATAAATGCGAACAGTGGAAGAGTGAAGAAAATATTGGATATAGTACATATGGATCCCCGATAGAAAGCACAACGTATAAATTCGCCAACTGTTTAAAGAAAAGATTTGGAATTATTGAAGGTATAACCGACAGAGATTATATTACAAATTCATATCATATTTTTGTTAAAGAACCAATCAATGCATTTGATAAACTCTACATCGAATCCGAATTTCAGTCATTATCTCTTGGGGGATCGATTTCTTATGTTGAAACTTCTGATATGACACAAAATATTCCTGCAATTCTCGAAGTTATTAAATACATTTACGATAATATCATGTACGCAGAACTCAATACAAAGAGTGATTATTGTCAGGTTTGTGGTTATGATGGTGAAATAAAAATTGTAGATGAAAATAATGAACTTATATGGGAATGCCCTAATTGTAAAAACAGAGATAAAACAAAAATGAATGTAGCAAGAAGAACATGTGGATATATTGGGACAAATTTTTGGAATCAAGGACGTACCGAGGAAATTAATGAAAGATATGTTCACTTAACGGATATTGTGGAGGATTAACTATGAGATTTGCACAGATTAGATCTATGGACATTTCAAATGGAGAGGGAGTTGGGGTCTCCTTCTTCGTTCAAGGGTGCGATAGACATTGTTTTAACTGTTTCAATTCTGAAACATGGGATTTTAATGGCGGTAAAGAGTGGACAGAAGAAACAAAAAATAAATTTATGAAGCTTATTGATAGACCATATATCAAGCGTGTTTCGTTTCTTGGTGGAGAATGTTTAGCAGATCAGAATTTAGATGGGGTTTTAGACTTAATTAAAGAAATCCGTATTTCCTTCCCTGAAAAAACTATCTGGTTGTATAGTGGATATAATTTTGACCTTTTAAAATCCAAATATAATGAATATAAATATACTCCATTTGCAGCAAATGCAGATGAGTGGCTTACACGTTGGGAAATAATTTCCAATGTAAATGTTCTTGTTGATGGAGAATATATAGATGAGCAAAAAGACCTTACATTAAAATTCAGAGGTTCAAAAAATCAAAGGGTAATTGATGTCCCTGAATCTCATAAACAAGGAAAGGTGGTGTTATATTGTGACTGAAAATAAACCAAAACTAAAACAAACAATGTATTATGCAAGAATAATACCAAATCAAAACATATATTATGTATGTGATGTATTAATAAGAACAATCACAGATACATATTTCGTAGGTATGGATAAACGTACAAAACAAGCGTACATTTTCACATATGATTGTATAGATAAAACTATATTCTTCAATCGTGGAGAAGCATCAGAAAAAGTATTACATGAAGAACTAGGAAAGTAGGTGAAAACACGAGTTATTTATATAGTAAATTTAAAGGAATATATAGAATCAAAGCACCGATTAATCCAGCAACAAATGACTTTAATCGTAAACTTAATGGGACTTATGAAGATATTGACTGTTATATTGACTGCCAATATGGAAACAAAATAACATACTATGGTAAATCAATTCTTCAAGCATATATCCCATCTCTAATACGAGGTCATAACATTCTCAAAGCAATTAATGAAATAAATCCTTCTATTATATTTGATATAGAAGAAACTGATGAAGAAGTTCTATTCAAATTCAAATATGTCGATTCAGACAAAATAATTCCATTACTAAAACCTAGAACATCAGGTGCAAATATCAGTCCATTTAGTACAAGGAATTTGCCTAAAAATAAAGGTTATAATATTCCAGACGAAGACTTAAACCTTTACAAAGAAATCGTGGCTAAAATCCCTCCTGAACGCATTTTAGTTCTAACGCATGTTACGAATTCATATATTAAAACACTGGTCAACAGACGAAATACTATGAACAAGATTAGAGCTGATATGAAGTTAAAAGGATTGTCAGGCAAGAATTATATCCATTCAATCGGCAAGTGGAAAGATTATATTAAGTATATGGAGAAGAATCTAAATGAATTTTCGTAAATTATTTTGTAAGCATGATTATGAAATTTTATACGAAAGAAAAAGAGAATTATTAAATGACAAAAGAATAATTACATATGTAGTTAAATGTGTAAAGTGTGGCAAAGAGAAGAATAAGAAATTCAATATGGATGGTGGAATATGGAAATTATAACAATTATTGGAGTGGTTATCTTTATTGTTGTATTCAAAGTTATATTAGGAAAACACAATAAAGAAATTAAAGAAAGTAATGAAAGAAAGAGAACAGGAAAGGATAAATAAGTATGAGTACAGGAATGTTTTTAATTGTCATTGGATTAATTGGTATTACTGTTGGTATAGTATCAGCAGTATATGCAGTTGACAGAAGTAATAAACATGAAAAAGCAATATTAGATATGTATAGAGATTGTTCTAAGACAATGGAAATATGCAATTTAATATTAGACAACAACGAAAAGACATTGGATATGTGTGATGAAGTGTTTAATAAGAAGACTGTTAAAATAAAGAAACTTAAAGATTCAGCAATTGTTCCAAAAAGAGGTTCTAATGAAGCTGCTGGATATGATTTATACGCATGTTTAAATGAGCCAATTACTATTGAACCACATACAACCGTTAAAGTTGGTACAGGATTATCTATCGAAATTCCAAAAGGTTATTTTGGTGGAATATTCGCAAGAAGTGGATTGGCTACAAAACAAGGTATAAGACCTTCTAATTGTGTAGGAGTTTGCGATTCAGATTATCGTGGAGAATACATTGTAGCATTACATAATGATACAGATGAAGTAAGAACAATTGATGTAAATGAGAGAATTGCACAGTTAATTGTTTTACCATATTTAGCAATTGACTTTGAAAAAGTAGATAAATTATCTGACACAGATAGAGGTTCAAATGGCTTTGGTTCTACAGGAACAAAATAGAAATACCACACTCATATTTCAGAGTGTGGCGAAAAGAAAGGAAAATAAATTATAACATAATACAAAAATAAAATTATTTAGATTGGTGCTTGTCTTTGGCTATCATGTGGGTTATGTATTTTACTTTTTCATTACTAAGTTCAGGGTGTTTACAAATTAATATTGTTACTATTAATTTGAGACTTAGATAACCAAAGTAACATATCCCTGCGTAGCCTAAGATGTTTAAAAGAAAGTGGGTTGTCAATTACAACAACCCACTAAGAGAATAATATAAGATGAATATAAATACAATGGAGAATGGTTAATTAACTAGCCTTTTTGAATATTTTATGTTGTTTTGTCGAAATTCTTGCGATTGCGTTTGCTTTTTCATCGGATAACTCAGGATGATTTACAATTTGGTCTATTGCATGATTCTGAGAATGAAAATACATACCAACCACAATTAAACCGATGATTGCACACAAAATTACACATAAAATGTACAATCTATTTCTATCCTCCTTTCCTGTAAGTTTTCTTTTTCAGGAATTTTGTATTGCCCAGAATAGGTAGAATGTTCATCCTAGTACCACTTACATAGGTACTCCCACATGATATATAATACCAAGCATTCTACCGTACAATAATATCAAGCATTCTACCGTACAACGGACTGCAATGTGGTAATACAGTCGCAGTTTGCTTGGTGTTATTTTATCATATTATTTAAAAAGATAAATAGAAATATAATATAAATTCATAAAAGGAGAGATGGCTTATTCGACAGGAATTTAAAGAAGGAAATATAAAAGTTATCATTGAAATTCCAACAGAAAATAACATTAATTACGAGAAACAAAAAAATGAAATAAAAAAAATAATGAACGATGAATTATTATTGAAAATAAAAAGATAAATAGATATAATCAAAGTGTATACAAAGATTTTTATGATATTTGTATACACTATTTTTTATGTTCTTGGAGGAAACAATCGAAGTGAAAAAGAGAGTAAGGATACTTTTGAGAGTAAGTTCAAATCAACAGTTAGAAGCAGATGGTGATTTGAGTGTACAGAGAGAAATTGTTTTAGACTATATTTCTAAACAAGATGATTGGAAATTGGATAATAAAGAATATTTTGAGGGAAGTAATAGTGGGTATAAAAATGCCGTCAAAGACAGAGATGTATTACAAGAGGCTTTGGTTGATGCGAAAAATAATGAATACGATATTCTTGTGGTGTATAAAGATGATAGAATTGGTAGACGTATGTGGGAGATTGGTTCATATGTAATGCAACTAAAATCATATGGCGTTGATATTTACACAACCAAAGATGGCTGTATATCGCCCGAAAATAATGATGTTATGGGGCAAATGATGCTTGCCCTACGATATGGTAATGCACAAAAGAGTAGTTCCGATACAGGACAAAGAGTTAAAGACACCGCTCAAAAATTAGTTAAACGTGGTAAATTCATGGGTGGGAAAGCTCCTTATGGATATGAATTAATATTATCAGGCGAACTTTCAAAACACGGAAGAGCATTACACAAATTAAAAAAAATACCTGAAAAAGTTGAAGTGGTCAAGAAAATATATGATTTATCAATTAATAAAGAATTTGGCTCATCTAAAATTGCGAGAATTCTAAATGAAGATACCTATTATCATAGTTTAGCACCAAAAGATGATTGGAAAAGTGGCACAATTACTTCAATATTAACTAATCCTATTTATTGTGGGATTACGGCATATAAGCGAAGAGAGAAAATTGATGGAAAATATCATTCTTTAGATTCACAAGACTGGATTTACGCAGAAGAAATAAATGAAGAAATTGCAATAATAGATAAAGATACTTGGAATGATGTTCAAGAGAAAAGAAGTAACCGTTCAGTAAGATATCGAAAAGATGTATTAAAAGAAAAAGGGGTAAATGTTCTATTACGTAATGATGGGGAATTAGCGTTAATAGACGTTGCGTACTGTGGATATTGCGGTAGAAAACTCACAAACGGAAGTAGATATAATTATTGGACAATAAAAGGGACAGGTGAAAAGAGAGCGAGTAAAATTCCTGCTTATAAATGTCAAACAGCTTGGTCAGGTATTCCGCATGATAAAACAAAAATGTTCAAAGCAGATGCAGTTGAAGAGATTGTTTTTAAATATGTAGCACAATATATATCTGTCTTACAAGATAATTCGGAAGTGTATGAAAAGATTCAAACAAATAATAAAAAAGAAAAAGAATCATTTAATCAAAGAATAAAAAAAGAAAAACAGGAATTAAAAAAGATAACCGATGGAATTGAAGTAATGAAAAGTCATATTCCTGAAGCGATGTTAGGAAATTATCCATTAAGTGTTGAAGTTATTGCAGATACAATAAAACAATTTGAAGAAAAAGAAAAAATACAAAAACAAAAAATACAAGAGTTAGAACAACAATACGAAGAAATGGAAATTGAAGAACAGGATTGGGACGAAGTATGTAAAATCATTCCTTCATGGATAGAAGTTTTTAATGATGCAGATAAAAAGACTAAGCGTGTTTTGATTAATAAGTTAGTTGATAAAGTTATTGTTAAAAAGGATGAAATAACAGTTAAATTTAAAATAAATCTTAGTAAACCCAGGCATCGTCAATCACGAATGAGCGAATACAATGGGGTATCGAAACAAAGGATACGATTTTACAATTACTTCATCTACAGCATATGATCAGAAATGGATTTATGGCAGAAACATTTTTGAATCAATTAGTCTTGTTGTAGATAATATATTTGATCAATATTTATCAAGGCCAGATGTAAGGCAGCCAATTCTTACACAGTATTGTGATGGAAAAAGAGTAACCTGTCCGAATTGGTTAAGCCAGTGGGGATCATGCAACTTAGGAGAGAGAGGGTATTCTACAATTGAAATAATCAGGTATTATTATGGCGATGATATGTATATAAATACGGCTGAGCAAATTGCCGGTATTCCAATTTCATGGCCGGGATATGATTTAGATATTGGTGCAAGTGGTCAGAAGGTAGCACAAATTCAGGAACAGCTAGATACAATTGCACAGGTGTATACTGAAATCCCAAGATTAAATGCAGATGGAATATACGGTGAGGTTACAAGAGAGGCAGTAAAAGCTTTCCAAAAAATATTTGATTTACCACAGACTGGAATTGTGGACTTTGCAACATGGTACAAAATATCACAGATTTATGTTGGAATCACAAGAATAGCAGAAGGAATTCCAAGATAA